TCTTGTCGGCTAGCTTGTCTGCGTTCTTCTCTGTGTAATCTTTCAGGCACTCGTAGCCGCAGAAAGCCTTAAACCGTGAGATCAGAGATTCACTGGCAGGGACTTTCTTGCGGCAGTTAGAGCAGCGTCTAGTTACGGCCTTCATTCTTTGCCTTCAGTTGTGCGTACACAGAGTCATCTGGCGTAACCAATAACACACCTCTTTCCGCCCAAAACATATCGATCCGTTCCATGTAAGCGAACATATCGCCTTTTGATAACTTCGCTGTGGACTTGAGTTGGGCAGGTATCTCTGACGATCCAATGGTCTTAGGATCATCGTAGCCAAGTAAATCGTGCTTCATACGCATATGAATTTCATAAGTCGTAAAGTCTGACTTATTACGTCTATTTAGTTCATCCGTGATCTGAGCAATCCATACCCAATATAAAGCGTTCTGGCTTAACGTCCTGTTTCCTGCCTTACATTCGATCTTTAGCCATCCATTCTCAGACAGCATATGCTTCATCACCTGGTAGGCGTTATCCAGTGCGCTTTCATGCGTGATGACAAACTTCTCTAAGTCTTTCATTTCGCTTTTGCCCTTGCTTGCGCCCAACATGATCCGCACTCATAAATACCTTGCTCAAAGATCACAGCCTTCTCGCCACAGTGACAGTTGTTATTCAGTGGGTCTTCTTGCTTCTGGATAATCTCTGACTGAATCAGTAGGTGCTTCCAAGTTTTGCCTTTCAATATCTTGCTAACGTGGGCATTGGTTATTTCAAACTTTTCTGCGATCTGCTTTTGAGTCAGACCTTCCGCATACAATGCGTGGATCAACGGAATATCTTCAGGGTCTATTTTGCGATGCACATTATTCACCCAATAGTTGCTCATTCAACTACCCTTTTTTTCATTTAATTCAGACTTCTTTGCACCGAATATTTTGTCAAAGTTGTCTTGGAACTTCTTCTGATCGACTTTGCGAGGACGATCACCCTTCCCGACTAGGCTCGTTCGCTTGCTCATGTTTGCCATTTTTGGATTTCTCTATGAAGTTTAACAATTTGATTGCAGCGTTCAGTTCTGCCTTGCATTCTTTGCAGTCACCCATACCAAGTTTGATATCGGCCATGCGGACATGACGTTTGATTCTGTCCATTTCATGAAAGTTCTTACTCATCATCTAGCTCCATTTCTTTTGCGTCATCTATGATCTGGGTTTTCACCAGTTCCAATACACCTAATGCTTCAGGCACAGATAAGTTCCGTTCGTTGCCCATCTCGTTGATGCAATCGAGGATATCGAGCGCAAGTTCCTGTAAGTGATTCTGCTTGAAATGCGGATGAAACACGTTCGTCATTTTGCATACCTTCTCAGTTTGTTGCGCTTGATGTATTCAATGGTTGAAGTCGAGACACCGAATCGATCAGCAAGTGCAGGGTTAGATACTTTCCGCCATGCCGATTTCAACGTGTCCTGCTCAATCAATAACTTACAAATTTCATGAACATCATGTTCACTTAATTTTTTCTCCATGCCCACCTCAGTGCTATACTAGCCTCACCTCTATCGCTCCAGAGGTAGCCCGCAAGTCGCGGGCTTTTTTATGTCAGAAAGGAATCTGATCATCCACGTTTGTAACATCTGATGTTACAGCCGTAACACTTGGTGTTACAGATGTGCCATCTGATGTCACATTTTGCTCTTTAGGCGTATAGGACATCGAAAAGAACTTATTGCCATTCTGAGATTCTTTGACCCAAGCACTAACCCAGAACTCTTGTCCGTTGATCTCACAGTTACCCGTGTATTCAGGCTGCTTGTCGTTTGTGCGCTTGTTGTTCTTAAACAGTGCGCCACGCAGATTGTTATCATACTGATTCACTAGATTTCTCCTTTTTACGAATCACTTCTTCTCTACAAAGAACGATACATTCCTGCAATCGTTCCATTAGCATCGGATCAGGCGGTGACTTAATCAGCCGCTTCCTGATCTCCTGCAATACTTCAATGATGTGTTCTGCACCTTGTTGCGTCATAGTCGCTCCTTTATGTCAGCCACTTCTTTCTCGATTATCTGGCAAGCATGAGTCACCAGGCGTTCAAGTTGGTTGATATATTCTTCATCACGATGAACACGGATCAGCAGATTAGGCATTTGCGGATGGTACGACATGAAATCCCACCACTCGCGTCCTGTAATCCATAAGCAACCCATGACCTGAGCCTTATACTCAGAAGGCAATTTGCCATTACGGAGATATTTCACATGAGTCGATGGTTTAGGACACTTTATCTCAATGCCGCCATCGTCACCAATCAATCCATCAGGCGATACACCACATCGCAAGATGTCGTGCATACAGAATCCAACCTCAGTCACTTCACGATCTGTCTCCAGTTCATAGTTCATGCGAGCAAATGGTTCTAGCTCTGTGCCACGCTGCATCCATTCAGTAACATGGAAAGGCGTTGATTCACCTGTTATCAGTTCCGCGATTAGATCGTTGATATAAGATTCAGCCGATGATGAAGGCGTACCACTGGCTGTAATTAACTTGGAAAACCCAGAACCGCTAGGGCAACCCAATCGTGCCTCTAGCCATTCCTGAGTACCTTGCTCCATTTCAAGTATTTTCATCGTCCGCTACTCTTTGCATAATTGTTGTTGCGTGTGCAGTGAATGCACTATGTAAGGCGATATCCAGATCGCAGAATGCTTTGCTGTTCGATTGCTCAATATCTGCAAAGAACTGATCTCTGATTTCACCTGTCGAATACTGTGACAAGCGTCTATGTAGCTCCAAGAATAGGACTACCGTAGAGACATCATTCAGCATTGGATTTTTCCTTCTTTTTCAGCATCGCTAATGCCTTCTCGTAGTACGCAACTTCCATCGAGTCTACATTGGTGCAGTTAAACACCGCGCAGAACTTACTGACATCGCTTCCAGTCGATTTTAATAGCTCATGTAATACCTGAGCCTGTTGGCGTGTAATTTGTCCGCCTATGGCCTTCTTGTTGCGTCCCATAGCACTTTCTGCATCGTCATCAACAGCAGGGATTCCTGCCATTGCCTGAAGTGCATATCTGCGAGCATAGGTGATAGCCGATCCTGCCGCTTGCGGATCAAGTTTCGTTAGAGGTAGGAAAAAGCCACACTCGATCCATTCACCTGATTCGTGTATCAAGCGTGTAGTCACGCCAATACCGTTATCGCCTGTGATCGGAAACTGTGTGTAAGCCAGACCGTATTTTGCGAATGGCTCTTTGATTGCCTTAATAACAGAGTTTAAATCTGCATAACTGGACTTGAAGAACGGATTTGCAGAGTCTTTCACTGCGCCTGACATTTCAGCCTGTGCTTTAACTAAAGCAGCAGACAACTTTGCAATAGATTCAGATTGGTTCATATCATCGCTCCTATGTAATGAACACCTAAACTATACGCTTTACGGTTTTTTGTAACAACAGTTTTCATCTAATACTTTAGTCGAAAAAAAGGCCACGCTTGGTGGCCGAATGGAGTAGTAGTCGGAAGTGAGATAAGGGAATCTCAGATGCCTTTATAACAATTTTTCCTAACTATGAGCAAGCCCTACTGGACAAATGTTTCTGGCAACCAGGCCATGCTCCTCATGAAAGATCATGCATTGCATTTCTCGTGCGGCAAAATATCCAGACTTAGAGTGCCAAGCATCACTAGGTGCTAAGGTATTCATTGACTCGACAGTACAGCCGTTAAACTCTTTGACTGTCTTGTGGTGGATGTGGCCTGTGATCCATCTGCGTTGCGTTGAGTTGCCCCATTCTTGAGGACGCAAGTGCGCCATGATCTGAGGTAATTCTTCCATCTTTGCGCCATCACCATGTGTCACGCCAAGCAACACTTTGCCGAACGAATAGAAGTGATATGCAGATGCGTCTTGTACGATGGTCACTCGTGGCTCGTTCTCGAAATACAGAGATAGTGCTAGTTGAATCCATTGCGTTGAGTCTGGATCGTGATTACCTGCTGCGTTAATGACCGTCAGATGCTCGTGCTTTTCTAGCATCTTGCGGATCGCGTGAATCATTGACCAGACGAATACTTTTATGATCCGGTAATACCGTGTGTCTGCATCGAGTTGATGTCCGTGACCTGGTGTCTTGTTCGATCTGTTATCAACGTGCAGTGCATCACCAACATTTATGAACACAGCCTCTTTAGTCGCAGGAGCAGCTTGCGTAAGGTAGTCCACAGCACCTTGCATGACGCGATATGCAATTTCCGAATCGAAATCATCAACTTGAGTCTCATCTTTATGAGCCAACATTCCGAAATGAGCATCCCCAAGACCGTAGACCGCGCAAGTTTCTTCTTCAGCGAATCCACAGTGACGAACTGGCTCTGCCAGTCCTGCAAACTCTGATAACGCATCTTTGATTCCTTCTAATACTGCTTTTGCTTGTGCTTCCTCATCAGCGCGAGTTTTTACCCACTGCATCATCATGCCTTTCTCAGCGTGATAAAGAGTTGATGTGCCTCTGAGTTTTAGCGTTTCTGGTAGGACATGAGTGAGATCGTGATCTGGTGAGTAGCCACGCTGTTCTGCGTTTCTCTTTACCTTGTTGACCGCCTCGTGGATCGTTGCGTAGTTCATATTCAAGGCTCTAGCGGCAGCCTGAATTGATCCACACTCCATGACAGCTTCTAGTTTCTGCCTTTGTTGTTCCGTTCGACAAAATTCCAACAACTTAGGATCAAGTTGTGTTCCTTTAGGCATGGCGTTCGCTCCTTCAATAACTCCAGACTGTCGGGCGAATCATTCCATCATCAGAGTTACAAATATCTAAATGCAGAAAACGCCCCGATCCTTTCTGCGCTACACCGATACCTGTAAATCCTATTTCTAATGCAAGTTTAAGCACCTCATATGCTTCACCACGTTCCACCGCAATATCGGCAGCCTTGCCAGTTGCGTGTGCGCCTGGTTTTGTTTTCTTTGCCTCGATTGGATGGGTTGCGTCCCTGTATGCCGATGTCACGCGCAGAGGTTTGGCATAGGCCACACGGAGTTCTGTCAGCATCTCCATAAACTTTGTGTCCATCTTTTCCAATCCAGTATGCGAGCATTTCATTTCCTCGCTCGTAAAATACGGTGATTCCCAACTCATTTCTTAACCATTTCCATGATGCCCTTTCCGGCCTTAACGCCAAATGAAGCGAGCACGATAACCATTAAGATCTCATGATACCAAGTCGGTAAAGTTGCCAATGCATCGAAACCCTGCTGTATATGTGTGACCATGCTTGGTATAAAAACAAGAATCAGAGGAATGCTGAACACGATAGTCAGCCACTCGTCCTTCCAAGAATTCTTGGATGCCTCTGCCATGATGCGTTCCCAGTCCGCTGACGACTGTGCCGCTGTTTTCAGTGCGGTGGCTTTGGCCTCTGCGGTGGCCTTGGTTGATTCCGCCTTGGCACTGACCCATGTACCTGCCAAGTTCGTGATAGCTGTGACTAATCCAATCATGCGTCATTTCCCTTCTTGAGGTATTGGTACACAAGCCATTCCTCTGGGATCGTCAGCGTCAGCCATGATAACCATAGCATCCCTGAAACAATCTTGAGGATCGTTGTACTCTTTACGCTCTACTATCTGCAAGACACCAGGTTGTAAAGCAATCGTGATAATTCCATAGATGATCCACATATCATCTCCTAATCAATCCTCGTCCAAAATTACTTCAAAGACAGCAGTAACTCGTGAATTGTTAGATCGAACTTGCGCCCTACAATCTATATCTGACTTTGGCGGAATGTTTAACGGCACAGCAAACGGCATTATGTACTGACCGCCAACACCTGCAACCTCAAAAGTATGCTGACTTCTAAAGTTATCTTCGCCAAAATATCGGACAAACATATCAATCGTAGCGTCACCGCCTGACTGAATTGTGCCTACTAACTGAACAACATATCCGGTGGTATTAGCAGGAGTCGTATAAACAGACATTTGAGTCTGCCCTTTGTTTGCTGAAATTCTAGCAATGACAGTTGTGCTGTATTTGATGTCGATATTACCCACGTTAATTGCTGCCGTGCCATCAGTAAAATAGGCGCGATAAACCCTACGGAAAGCAGTTGTAGTAGCATTTCCTGTCTGAGATGACAAAGACACAGCTTCTTGAGCTACATTCCAATCACCATCTAAGCCAATGACGATTACTTGCTCGCCAACATCGCTAGCAGAAGCACAATCAACGGTTAGTGTAGACGCACCTGCATCTACGGTTGACCATGGGTATAGAGTATCGTTGATGTCCCAAATTGTGCCTGTCGTATTAATTGACATTGTAGGAACAGCACCGAACTTGTGAATGTGCGTGATATCGTCAAACTGTCCTTTGGCTACCCCTAGACCGTAATTAGGCAGTCGGATCATATCTATGAATTGAGACATTTAAATTGCTCCTTTGTTTTTGATGAGCCAGATCAGCCAAATCACAATGCCAATTGCACTCAGTGTACCGATAATAATGAAACTTGCCAATGCTATCTCTTTGATCTGCTTGGCTTTCTTCTGCTTTGCTCTGACTTCAGCAAGATGCTCTTGTTTGCGTTGCTCTTTGCGCTGCTTTTGAAATGCGTAGAAATCATGGAGATGACCTGTGAAGGCTAGGATTTCGCGTAGCTCTGCCTCTGCCTGTTTTGCCTCAACAAGTGCAAGATAGGCTTCCATGTCGGATTGGCCTTTCTCTTGGACTCGCTTTTCGAGTTTAGTCTTGTTGTCAAAGAAGGATGCGATCTGCTGACCGCAAGAGACAATGTCTTTGCCGTGATTGGCAGTTTCTTTGATGACCGCAATCGCAGTATTGATTGCGATCAGTTCTGCGATCATTGTCCTGACCGATGCTCAATGAGGCGATCAATCTTTGCATCTAGTGCATCAAGACGATCCATCACGCGATTAATGTCAGCGTGAACCTCTGCTTTGGTGACGTATTCTTTAGCGACTTCTTCTCGCGTTCTATTGAGAAGAATGCCTAGACGTTGCTGCTCTGACCACATGGTCTTTGCGAACCAGGACATGATGCCGAAACCGCCAGTTAATAGAATGTTCCAGAGCATCAAGTCCACGATGAATCTCCACAGGTTTTAACAATTATACCGACTCAGGCCAATCGTTAATAGGTGCATTCCCTGTTGGATTTCCTTCAGAATCAACTGGAGCCTGATAAAGTTTCATGAAAGCAGTATGTGATTTCACAGCCTTTATCTTAGCTTCGATAGTTTCTGACGCAGTTCTGACAGCCGTTCTGTAATCGCTAATGGCACTTGGTACTTCCGTTCCTGTCTCTGCCTTGCGCGTAACCATCCAATCAGTTGATTGTAAGAGGCTTCCCGCTGTTGCTTTGACTTGCGCGATTGCATTGGTCTTCAACCCTGCTGTTGTGATTTCTTCACCATCAACAGTCTCAGTCACATCATCAATGGCTTTTGGATTCCCTGATGACCAGTAGAACCGATTGTCGAATGGTGCAGGATCATCTACCCACACAAGACCCATTGCAGTCTTGGTAGCATCATCCCATTGCATCCAGTTAGTTGGGTGCTTTACGCCATTGGCATCTGTCCAACCACGTCCTGCTCTGATTATTCGCTCGTTGTATGTGTACATGATAATTACCTTGCGTTTGAATACTTGAATGGTTGTTCTGCGAAAGCTAAGTAGATGTAATCACCACCGTTTGCGTTCAGTGCTGAGACTGTGTTGTACATTTTAAATCCATTAGACAACACATCATAAGTCTGCACCGTGGCTTCAGCATTACTTAAATCTGGATATAACTCCTTGTTACATACATTATATGGATCACGTTCAACATCACATATTCTCCAAGAATATCCACTTGCATCATGACGTTTAATTAGTATCCATTTTGGCCTGAACCCTGTGTATACAAACGTGCCATTAGAAGAAGAACCATTCCCAACGTATGACCCAACCTTGCTGAAACCGTCAACGCTGTGGAAGCAGTATGCGATCATAGGATTGGCATCAGCGATAGTTGTACCTGAATCAATAAACGTAATAACAGAACTGCCAATTTCTATTTCGTTACCACTTGATGTTTGCATTGC